ATTGGGGTACAGCTGGTTGCCCCAAAACCGCTTGCCAAACGGTTTTGAACCACTGCTTTTACACAACTTTTTCGGCCGACTCCCACACCCCCTTTCGGAGGCGCCTCACATGTTAATTCACACGGCTTGCTTACCAGGCAAGCCAGGAGTCCTTCCGTCCTAGCTGTTGTGTACCTTTCCGATCCTACTCACACGTTCACGGAAGCTGACACAGGTTGGACAAACTCAATATCATAGGAGGCAATAAGTCTCCCTATTTTGGTACTGGTCGCCAATCCTGGGCCCGCGGCCCGAATGCCAACGGAGACGGGTACCGCCAGATTTCCTGTGGCCACAGGGACAGTGGTATCTATGGCCAGCCATGGATAAGTCCTATGGGCTGCCTCAGTATCCACTTCCAGCCCGAACCAGTTGTTGTCATGCACATTGCTGTTGGCAGTCGACACAGCCCCTCCAGCGTAAGGTGGTCCTGATGCAAACTGTGGGCAGCTGTACAGCACATCACCGCCGGTGGCGATCCACTGTGCAGCATCCTCAGTGTCGTAGAATGTGCCCAAATCTACATACCCTCCTTGAGTGGTGGCCACTTGGGGAAGGTAAGAAAATGTGAGCTTGTGGACCCGGTACTTGGAGTAGCTTTTGGCAATACCAGCCAGCCAGTTCAATGAGCAGGGGTTGAAGGGGAACATGCCTGTAGACCCAGCAGTCGAGGTTGCCACGTCAGCAAAGTACTCCGAATTGCTGACGCGTACTCCTGCTGACTTGTTTTCGATTCTTGGCGGCTCATTCCTTCGTCGTATAATTGCCCCTCCTGGATTTGCATACGACCCAACGCTCGTGTTAATGGTTCGAGGACGCTTGTTGGAAGACTTGTTAGTTTTGTTCTTGTTAGAAGCTTTGTTGTTCGTCATCGTGATAAACTGGTAGGATTTATCAGTGGGCAGCCAGAATACATCTCCCACTGTATTGGGAGCATCCGGTGTATAGGGTAGATCTTCAAGTATGATATTGCGACAGTGTTTTTCAAATTCGACTTGCTGATCGGGGAGGATCCCAAAGGCTAGCCAGAAGGAATACCGTGCCTCACTAGTAATGGGCGTGTTCTCATGCCGCATATTTCTCATGAGACTATACAGCCCAGACTCGTGAAGCGGGTTGAGGCCATGGTCACCACCAACAACCTTGGAAACGGCAAACATGTCATAAAAACTCTGCCACATTGGCAACCCGTCAGTGAGGGCCTTGCCTCCCTGGTGCATGGCATTTAGCCACCTGTTTCGCACCAAGTGGTCACCTATGTGGCAGTTAGCATGTAGATCCTTTGACATCGCCGTGTGCGGGTTGCGGCACATGACCCACCCTTTCTGGGTCCATACGGGTGAGGTCTGGCAAAAGTCAATCCTTTCAAAGGACATTACTGGACTCTCGACTTTCATCTTGAAGCCCATAGACATGAACCAATTAGGCAAATCGTCCAACATGTGTAGGTCGTGCTTCTCACAAATAACGATGCAGTCATCCCCATTGTTGGCGAGCCGGTATCTCTCCAGGCCGACACCCCTGCAGTATGACCACACCAATCCACACATGATTAGACAATTGCCGGAACTCGTGTTCATGTCACCAGACATTCGGCACCCTTCGACACTGTATCTGATTCTCCCATCGTCAGCATATGCAACACCGCTGTTATGCAACTGCTGTTTAAGTAAGCTTTTGAGAGTCTTGCGATCGTCCGCGCCACGGAACAAGGCAGGCCATATGGTGTGTTCCCACTCCAGGGCTTCCCGACTCACGTGCTGATCGAACCTAGACGCATCGAGCCCAACAGCGACCGGATGCGCAAACTGCTCCCAAGCCTCCCTTAGTTTACGAGCTGTTGCCAGTGCATTCATACCCTTGTAGACTGTCTGCCCACCAAACACCTTACCAATAGATTTGAACAAAGGCTTCTCCGCGTGTTTCAAGAACCTTCCAACGGCCACATTAAATACTGGATTCCGTGGCTGTATGATTCGCGGTGCCGGGTCAGGCTTGTCGGTAATAAAGATTTTCTCAGCCTTA